ATGGTACTCAGAAAGTTCATAGAAAGTGATGCCGAATATATTACCTGCTGGATCGGCTGCGAAAGAGAGTTCAGACTGTGGTGCGCCGACAGATACGAAAACTATCCCGTTTCTCCACAGGATATCATTGATAATTACATCGCCTGCTCGGAAAAAGGAGACTTCTTTCCCATGACTGCCGTGGATGAAAGCGGTGTTCCCGTGGGACACCTGATACTCAGATACACCGACGCCGAGAGGACTGTGGTTCGATTTGGCTTCGTCATTGTTGACAGGTCACACCGCGGGCAGGGACTCGGCAGAAAAATGTTGGAGCTGGCTAAGGGGTATGCGAGAGAAAAGCTGTGCGCGAAAAAGCTGTCCATTGGAGTTCTTGACGAAAATTCCTCTGCTAAAGGCTGCTATAAAGCTGTTGGTTTCAACGAGTGCGGCAGCTCTGAGAGCTTTTCGGTACTTGGCGAAACATGGAACTGCATTGAGATGGAATTGCCGCTCTGAGAGATCAACGATAGTTAAAATAAAAAAATATCTTTTCTGCTGTTGACATCACATCCCAAATGTGGTATACTAATATAGTCGCAGATGATACTGCACTATATATCGCGGTGTGGAGCAGCTAGGTAGCTCGTCGGGCTCATAACCCGAAGGTCGTTGGTTCAAATCCAGCCGCCGCAACCATATCAAAACGCAACGATTGATACAAAAATCGTTGCGTTTTTTATTTTGCCAAAAACGCCGAAACATCGTTGTTTCAAGAACTCAAATAAACGATAGGGGAGGGGTATATCGTTTCTTTGTACAGAAAAATAAGAGCAACGAAACGATAGCAGAGTACAACGAAACGATTGCACCTATGGTTGCATTTTTTAGGGGTGGTTGCATGTTTGCCGTTTCTTTGGAGTTTACCGTTTCTTTGCTTAGAATTACAAAAAATCGGGGCATCCTGAAACAAAAATCAGGATGCCCCATATCGATATTCTGTAATATTCAAATTCTAATTTCCGTCCCATCCTTAAAACAGAAAACCGTATCGCCATTTGTGCAGATAGTCACATGGTCAATGGATTTCAGCCATAAAGTCTCGGAAAATTCTGTTATCAGACAATCCTGCGTTTTAAGCATCTCGACATAGTTAAGTATAAATTTCCGCTTGACAAGCATATCTTCTTTTTTCCGGAGAAGCGGAGCTTCTTTTGCTTCCAGAGCGTTATACTCATTATTGAGAATATCGCACTGCTTGTAATATTCTTCCGCTTTCATCGGCTTTATGCTGTGCCGCTGAATCAGCTGCCTGATTTTCTTGGAAACAGCTTCTTTTTCAAGCTCGATGCAATCAATTTTTTCCTGCAATTTATCATCATGGGAAAAATCCTCACTGAGCATCATGCAGTTTTCGATAATCTCATCTTTGTTCGCAAGAATGCTGTTCATGGCAATCAGAAACTTATCCTTGATATGTTCCTCGTAGAGATGTGGTGTTGTGCATTTTTCACCGTTTTTGAATTTATGATTGCACTGCCAGACCGTTCTGCGATACTTGCTGGTAGAATGCCACACTTTCGAGCCGAAATATCCGCCGCAGCATTCACAAACAAGTCGAGCAGTAAAAATGCTCTTACTGTTGTAGCTCCTTCCGATGCGTTTTCTACGCAGAAATTCAGCTTGAACTAACTCGAATTCACAGGGTGGGATAATCGGTTCATGGCTATCCTCAATGTAATATTGAGCGACTTCGCCCTCATTGATTTTCTGCTTTTTGGTCAGGAAGTCCACGGTGAATTTCTTCTGCAAAAGTGCCGAACCACGATATTTTTCATTTGTCAGAATGCTTTCAATAGTTGATGTAGACCACACTTCTTTGCCTGCCGGAGTCGGAACTTTTTGCAAGGTTAATTCCTCTGCAATGTTATGAGGAGTTTTGCCCAGCATAAAATTTCTGTAGATATATCGCACAATTTTGGCTTCCTCCGGCACAATTTCAGGCACATCATTTTCTCCTTTTCGGTATCCGAGAAAACGACCGTAGGGGAGCGAGACCTTACCGTCAGCCATGCGTTTCCGCTGTCCCCATGTAACATTTTCGGAGATGGAACGTGATTCTTCCTGTGCCAGTGAACTCATAATTGTGATTAACAATTCGCCCTTGGAATCAAGAGTGTAGATGTTCTCCTTCTGGAAATAGACCTCGATGCCTTTCTCTTTTAATTTGCGTACTGTAGTAAGAGAATCCACGGTATTTCGGGCAAAACGACTCACGCTCTTGGTGACGATAAGGTCGATTTTTCCATCCAAAGCATCGGAAATCATGCGATTAAATCCCTCTCTGTGCTTGGTATTCGTTGCGCTAATGCCCTCATCCACCTAAACGCTGTCGTTGATACAATTCCCGTTCTGTAACGAAAGGGTTGCATTTTCAGCGGGCGATGGTTGCATTAGGGTTGCAAATGGTTGCATTCGGTTGCGTCAAAATGCAACCACTTTCAAATGAAAGCCATGCGGGAATAATCGTTGCAAATCGCTGAACATCGAAAATGCCGTAAAATCGGACTTTTCGAGAATCAGAGGGTTGCAACAGGGTTGCATTGGTTGCATCGAGGGTTGCATGATGGTTGCAATGGTTGCATTTAGGGTTGCAACCGGACGCAACCCTCCTCACTTACAAAACAAAAAATGGGGCTGCAACTGCCGAAATGTATCACTCAGGCAGCCACAGCCCCAATTATCTGTATTCAGTTGTAGCCATTCATTTTCTAAATTCAACCTGTATATCGTCCTTGCTGTACACAGTCACGCTTTCGACCAGAACACCCCACAGTTCCTCATCAAACTCTGTCAGCGTTCCCAACTCCCTTACATTATTTATAAAGGCTTCTATCCGCTTGACTCGCCTATGGGTATCCTCGATCTGCTGTTCAAAGGATTCATACTGTGTTTTGGCTGCTTTAAATCGCTCTATCAGCGTATTGTACTTTTTATTGTATTCAGCCTGATCCTGAGCGATTCGTGCATTCTCGGATATGAGGTTCTCAATCATATCGGAAAGCAGCACCATTTCATCTTTTGCTGCATCTCTGCTCTTTTCCAGTTCTGTCGTATCCGATGCAATCACCATGCCTTCACGCAGGTTTGCAATGATCTCATTCTTATTGGCGATCAGTTCATTGGCGGCGGAAAGGAAAGCCGATTGTATCTCTTCGGCAGTCAGATTCGGCGTAGAGCATTTACACTCACCTTTATATTTATGCCCACACTGGTAAATGGTTCTGCGGTACTGGTCGGTCGAATGCCATACCTTCGGGCTGTAGAAGCCGCCGCATTCTCCGCAGATGAGCTTTGATGCAAGAATATCCACGCCGCTGTATCGGCTCTTGTTTCCCTTGCGCCGTTCCATTTCCGCCTGCACCGCTTCAAAGATTTCTGGTGTGATGATCCCATCATGGCTGCCCTCCACATAATACTGTGGAATCTGCCCGTCATTCTTTTTGGTTTTCTTTGTCAGATAATCAGGCGTAAAGGTCTTTTGCAGAAGTGCGTCACCCTTGTATTTTTCATTTGTCAAGATGCTTCTGACTGTACTGCTTGACCATTTCACCTTGCCGCCGGGTGTAGGGATCCCACGCTCCGTCAGCGTTTTCGCGATACTGTGCGGCGTTAAGCCTGAGAGGAAGAGTTTGTAGATCTCTCGGACTATTTCTGCTTCCTTTTCATTGACTACAAGCTCACCATGCTCACCCCGGTCATAACCGAGGAATCTGCCAAACGGAACGGAGACCTTGCCGTCTGCCATTCTCCTGCGATGTCCCCATGTGACATTTTCTGAGATGGAGCGTGATTCCTCCTGACTGATGCTTGAAATGATCGACAGGAGCAATTCGCATTTTGAATCGAATGTCCAGATGTTTTCCTTCTCAAAATAGCACTCCACATTATGCTCTTTCAGCTTGCGGATCGTAGAAAGAGAATCTACGGTATTTCGTGCGAAACGGGATACGGATTTTGTAATGATAAGGTTAATTTTTCCCGCAAGAGCTTCTTCGATCATTGTCTGGAAGCCCTTTCTGCCTTTGATGCTGCAGCCTGAAATTCCTTCATCGGCGAATATCCCGGCAAATTCCCAGTCGGATCGTCCTCTGATATAATCGGTGTAATAGCTGACCTGTGCCTCGTAGGAACTCTGCTGTTCCTCGTGATCGGTGCTGACTCTTGCGTAAGCTGCAACCTTTCTCTTCACAGGAGCCGACAGTGGTGCATCAGTAAAGCGGCTGATTGTTGCCGGAATCGTTGTTATACTTTTTGCCATGTTTTTTCACTCCCGTCTTTGTAGATGAATCTCAGGCTGCCGTCTGTAAATGCAAGAATGTAGTCTATGCTGGCTTCAAAGACCTCACTGTCAAAATCATCCAGCCCCAACACATAGGCGGCAATTGTCCGTAGCTTGCAGTCTGAAATATTGACGGCAGTACATTCCGCATGAGCCAGCCGCTTGCCTTTACAAGTCCAGTACACATATTTTTCTTTTGTGATGTATTGACTGTAGAGATTGCCGCAATGAGCGCATCGGATCTTGTCGTGAAAAGCGGCGGTTCGGGTGCCTGAATTGATATTTTCACGGAGCTTCAAGGCTTCATAGTGCCTGACCTCTCCGTCGACCGTATAGAAATCAATAGAGCCTGTTCGCTGAACAGTGATTTTGGACACCGTACTTTTGAATGCATCTTCATCAAAAGAACTGTAGCCGAACACCTCACAGAAAATACGCTCGATCTCAGCATTCGGGTAATTCACGCTGTCACAGGTTTGCGGACCGCCCGACTTGCTTCTGCACCGCCAGTACATATGGCGGTCTTTCCGGTCGCTGATTACTCTGCCGTACCGCCGTCCGCAGATGCCGCAGAAAATCATGCCGTCAAATAAATGCTTTGGAAGCGTACGCTCCCGCTTTGGCTTTGGAATGCGGACGGGAATCGGCGGGTGTGTCCATGTTCTGACCTCTCCACCAGAAAGTGTGAAGTGAATATCTCCGTTTTCGCCGATGCTCATAGATGAAATCAACTTCTCATAATCCTCACCGACAGTCTCAATGCATGCAGCGATCAGCCTATCCTCACGGATATTGATGCTTTTACAGTTCTTTTTGTCCAGCTTATATCTGCACGCCCAGTTGATATATGTGTGTCCTTTGCTGTGGTTCATCCTTCTGGAATAATAGCCGCCGCAGACCTCACAGCGGATAAGTCCTGTGAAGAAGTACACAGGATGCGCCATATCTGCTCGACGCTTCATCTCGATTTTTACTTTTTCATACGTTTCACGGTCGATGATAGCCTCATGACAATCTGAGTAAAGATATCTTGGAAGTTCACCGCGATTCCGTACTTTTATTTTGCTGATTGGATCAGTCATAATATACTTTTGCTTCAGCGCATCTCCGGCATAAACCTCATTGTAAAGAAGCAGACGAACACCCGCTTCCTGAAAGCAATTATTCAGCGTTGTACGAATGCCGGCAGCATTCAGTTCGTCAGCGATCTTTTGAAAGGACAAGCCTTCCAGAAACATTCGGAACATCCAGCGTACTGTTTCGGCTTCCTCCGGTATGATCACATATTGCTGAAGCTGATCATCGAAACGGTAACCAAGAATATGCTTGTTTGCTGTGCCAATCGTGCCCTTTTGAATTCGCTTGCGGATGCCCCACTTGCTGTTTTCGGATATGGAACGTGATTCCTGTTCTGCAAAGCTGGCTAACAGCGTCAACATTACTTCACCATCCGAGGAGAGCGTGTTGACTTGCTCCTTTTCAAACCTTACCTCAATGCCCAGTTCTTTCAGATGTCTTATGGTGTTCAGCAAATCCACAGTATTTCTTGCAAATCGGCTGATGCTTTTGCAAAGAATAATGTTGATGAGCCCTTTTTCACAGTCTGCAATCATTCTCTGAAATTCCGAGCGCTTTTCAATGCTTGTGCCGCTGATAAAGCGGTCGGCGTACACGCCTGCGTACTCCCATTCCGGATTTTTTTGAATCAGGTCACTATAGTAGCTGATCTGTGCCGATAAGGAGTGCATCAGGCGGTCTGTTTCCATCGAAACACGTGCATAGGCTGCAACCCTGAGCCGCGGTTTGATAAGCGGAACAACAGGCTCGATTTTCGTAATAACAGGCGTTTTTCCTGCCATTTGACAGACCTCCTTTCTTACTTATCAGCTACCATGTTACCGCCTTATCGAGGAGAAGTCAACGGATTCCCGGTAAATAATGTGCCGATTTTCGGACAGTATTTTGCCCTCATCTTTGTATCAATTACGGCGTATTCATTTGCTGTTATCAAGCGTTTATTCAGCATATTTTGAAACAGTTTCATCGTCACCAGATAGGTCGTTTCGTTTCGGTTCATATGATACACCTCCGTAGCGATGGGTGATGTAGCAGGAATGTGAGCAGTATTTTCTGCGGTGTCCTGCATAATCAGAGAATTGCTTTCCGCAGGCGGGACAGGTAATCGTAACAAAGGAATCATGCCGAAGCAATTCTTTATGCTCCTGCCAGTATTTTCTCTGACATGAGGAAGAACAGAAGGTTTTCTGCCGATGTCCCGGTGTATTGATGAGTGGCTGACCACAGCGTTTACAGCGGCCTTCTGTTATTGTGGCTTGAACGACAGGTACGGGAACAGCAGATGCTTTCGGAGCTTTCCGACTGCAAAATGCCTTGATCGTACCAACTGCAATTGATAAGGATTCGGATATTTCTGAGTAAGTTCTGCCCTGTTCCCGCATCTGCGTGATCTGTTGTTTCTGTAAATCCGTCATAGCATACCTCCCATCATAATACATATGAAAAGAACGGGCAGAGGATAACCCCTGCCCGAAAAGAAATCAAGATTTGACAAGCGTACCCTTGTAGGTGTCGTTGCCGATTTTGATGGTAGCTGTCACGGTGCTGTCCTGCTTATCATCGGATTTGTCAGGTGTAGGCACAGGAGTTTTCCCCCAGCCGTTCAGCCCCTTGCCCTTGATAATGGTCGGGAAATCCTTGTAGCAGATATCCAGATCCACATTGCCGTTGATACCGTTTACACGTCCCTTCTCAGAATGCTGCCAAATGCCGTATGCGCCGCTGTAATTGGTCTGATCGACCCAGTGCGCCAGCCAGATCGTGTACCACGACTTGATATCATCGGCGGTATGCGTGGTCAGAGACGAAGCAGAGCCATACAGTCCGACAAAATAGCCGGCGTTCTCAACCTTTTTGAGGAACGCCCGCATGATAGCGGATACCTGTTCCTTGCCGAGGTCGAACTGCTTCTTTTCCTCAAGGTCGAAGTACACAGGCATCTCGAACTGTTTACCTTTGATGACCGAGAGGAACACATCTGCTTCCAGTTCTGCCTCCTCCGGAGTCATGGCATAGGAGTACCAGTACGCACCGATAGGCAGACCGACAGCTTTTGCCCCTGCGTAGTTCTGCTCGAACTTCTCGTCCTTCTGCGAAGCAAGCCTGCCGTAGCCCGCACGCAGGATCGCAAAATCAATGCCGTCTGCCTTGACCTTACCCCAGTCGATATTTCCGTTGTGAACGCTCACATCAATGCCCTTCATATCCTCACCCCCGAAATACTTGTAAAAATCATCGGTCACAGTGCTGTTGCCGTGGACTTCATCACCGTACCACTTACCGTTCGGGCGCACATCAACATGTGTGTACTGATAGGCTGCTGTGATATTGGCAATACCTCTGAATCCGATATCCTGCGCCTTACAGCAGACCACCTTGGAGGAAATCGGCTGTCCGTCCTGCCCATAACAGCAGATATCCGCTGCATTGCCGAGCGTGTGCTGACCTGTCCCGGAACCGCCCACAGACTTATCGTGTGCTGTACAGCGATAACCGCTTGTGACAATGATCTTAGAGCAGTTTAGGGCTGCATACAGCTTTTCGAGCTTCTCAATCAGCTCATTGGAGATCGTAAATTCATGTTCCTTACCGCACTTGCAGCGGAACTCTTTTGCATTAAAATGCGGGGAAAGCTGTGTGGTATCCGAATACTCATATTTCTTGTTCATTTTCTTTTCCTTTCTGCGTAAAATCGCTGATTACGGCTTGACAAAAACGGTATACTAATGCTATAATTAGAAAAAACACGGAGGTGCATGAACAATGCCAAGAAGACCTGCAAGCCCAAAAACCGAAACTGCAAAGAAAACAACACGCAAGAAAAAAGCCACTGTCGAAGCAGTCGCTGAGACCACTCCGATTACAGCAGCCGAAGTTGTAGAATCTGTTGCAGAAACAGCAGCCGTTGATGCACCTGCTGTCAAAGCACCTGCCAAAAAGCGCGGCCGAAAGCCAGCGGCAAAGAAAGCCGAAGCTGTCGCTGAAACTGCTCCGGTCATCGCAGAGCCGATTGCTGAGACTGTCACTGAAGCCACTGTCGCTGAAACACCTGAAAAGAAAACACGCAAGCCCAGAGCGAAGAAGGCTGACAAAAAGTCGGAGCCCGTTCTTATCACCACGCTTCAGCTTGGGGATGCGGAGTTTGACATCAGCGATATCGCAGCTAAGGCATATAAGGCATACAAGTCCACACATAAGCGTAAGGCTGTAACCGAATTCCGTGTTTATGTCAAGCCGGAAGAGGGAGTGGCATACTTCACTGTAAACGGTGAAGGTTCGCCTGATTTCAAGATCAACCTATAATACACCATCTCCTTTGTAATGCAGTCGAGTGATCGGCTGCATTACTTTTTTCCTTCCTCCATATCATCGATCATTTCCTGAATCTCGTCATCAATATGTGATGCTCGCTTCTGAAGCACCTCGATAGCCTTTTTGATTGCAGGCGGATACGGGATTCCCATGAGCGAAGTGTTCTCGATAATGGAAAGCAGCTCATTGACACAGAAGCCGATGCAGGTCGCATCACGGATATAGGTGGTACCAATCATAATGTCCATGCGGACAGCGACCACAACCATGAGCAGAATGCAGAACTTCTTTGCAAGCCCGACCCATCCTGCTTTGGAACTGAGTCTGCCGGTCTTGCTGTGCTTGCTTCTGCCCATAGATGCTGTAATCAGTCCGGTTGTGAAGTCGATTGCCATGAAGATGATGAGTGTTGCCAATGCTGAATCCCACCCTCCGAGCAGTGCCGCAAAAAAGCCGCCGATGACACCGGCGGCTGTACAGATATTTTCTTTCATTGAATCATCCTCTCTTAAATTGTCACATCCACTACCTTCACAGCGCGGATCATCGGACTGGTATTGTCTGTGATCGCTTTCCATGCAAGGTAATAATCCCCGGCGCTGATGCCGCTGCACTCAAGAAGCACATTGACATAGTTGCCCACAGTGCCGAGCCAGCCGAACGGCACAGAAACTGCCTGATTGTTTTGGATAGCCTCGTAGATATATCTTGCGGTATCCGCCGGAGAAAGTGTATCATTGTTTTTCGGCACAAGCCACATCTCGCCAATATCCGTAGCCCCCGACTTATAGCTCATCATAATCTTGTTGAAAGGACTGATGTGAACAGGCTCAACACACATCGTATAAATGGTTTGTCCCCAATTGAAATCCGGCTGATTGTAGTAGATCGCATAGCCGTTTTCCTCACAGCAGAAATGCTGATACGATTCTGTGAAGCCGGAGAGACTGCGGTAGCCGTCATTGTAGAAGGTGTAGATTTTCTCACCGTAATCATGGAGCGTGTCTATGGAAGCCCTGAACAGCGTGACATCCGGCTTTGTCTGCGGGATTTGAAGCACCTTCGGTACGAGGGTATTCAGCTTTTCGTTCTCCGATGCCTGCACGCCCATAGTCACAAGATTTCGGGCAAGCTGATCCCTCCGCTCATCGAGAGCCGTCAGATAATTTCCGATACTCATGCTGTCACCTCCACAATATTGGACAGTGCCTCCTCCACTCCGGAGAGTGCAGTTTCCACAGCTTCAAGGCGGGTGTAAATATCCGTGATAGAGGTCTTTGCACCCTGCATATCATAGAGAATTTCCGTCTTGAAACGCTCGAACACGCCCTCATTGACACCCACACGCTCATTCAGGTTCATTGCTGCGGTGTATGCTTCGTTCCATCTGCTCACATGGGATTCCGTGATGGAGTTGAGCGTTGTGAGGTTATGATGCCAGTGTGCCTGTCCGATCACCGTTGCAATAGAAGCCATGTCATCGAGCATTTCCTGCGTAATGCCGTCCAGAACAGCTTTATTGGCATGGGAATGCGCCTGTGCCGAAACCTCGCTCAGTCCTGTGGACAGCCCATGCAGTGCGCCTGCGGTCGAAGCCTGAAATGCAGCCTGATCACGCATATACTGCTCGGTGATCGTATCAAGAACAGCCTTGTTGTCATGTGTGTGCCGCTGTGCATTCAGTGTCAGGAGCGCCTCGTTGATCGTCTGGATGTCATACTGCGTACTGTCCTCAAACTGCTGCAAGCCTGCAAGATCGGAGAAAAGCTCCGGTGTCAGGGCATCGAGAGTGACCTTGTTTTCGTGGGTATGGGCTGTGTTGCTGAAATTGTTGACCATTTCAAACAGCGTGTGGATCTGCTCTCGCGTCCAGTCCTCAAAGGGCGGATATTCCGCAATCGCATCGATCATTGCTTCAGTGATGCGGTCAAGCACAGCTTTGTTATTATGCGTGTGTGTGCTCGGTCTGAGGTTCTCCACGGCTTCATTCAGTGTCTGAAGCTCATAGGTCGTGCTGTCCTCAAACTGCTGCAAACCGGAAAGGTCAGAGAACAGTTCCGGCGTAATTGCATCGAGCGTTGCCTTGTTATCGTGTGTGTGTGATTCCTCCGCAACAGGTGCGATCTCACGCTCGATAATGGTCGTGACCTCGGAGGTTTTCGGGTATTCCGACATATCCGGTGTAATGCCGTCCTTGCCGTGCAGGGATGCCAGCCACTCCTCCTCGGTGCCGACATAACCGTGCTCTACAGCGATTTCATAGGCACTCTTGCCGTCAAGACCGTGTTCTGCATCCTCGATACGCTTTAGAAGTTGGGTGTACAGATCCGGTGTCGGCGGAATAGGCGGTTCATCTCCTTCAAATCCGGATTCACGGATATTCAGTGTCACAGGAACAGTTGTTGCCCTCACAGTCGTATCTGATTCCGTATCATAGCCGAACACTGCCATTTTCACCGCACCTGCGTGAAGCTCCGCAGGCAGGTACAAGGTTGTTCCCTCTGTGCCGAGCACAACGGAATACACTTCATCGCACTGTGAGAACTGCACGACCTTGTGAAAACGCTTCCAGTCGCCGTCAAATGTGAATTTGAACTGCACATACTGGATCTGGTGGTCTGCGAGAATCTCACGCTCCACGATCTCAATGCTCTGATTCTTTACAAGGAATTTCCACATTATTCTTCACCAACCTTCCAATCATGATTCTCTGCATCCCATTCCATAAACCCGTCAAGACACTGGATACGGGTCAAACCCGATACAGCAAGTCCGGAGCCGCCTTTACCGTCCCAGCTCGTGCCCTTCGGAATTGCCTGCCACTGCGCCAGACTGCCCTCATAAGTGATCGTCTGAAGTGAAGTACAGTAATTGAAGCAATGCTCCTTGATTTCTGTAACTGTATTTGCGACTGTGAACTCGCTCAAAGACGTACAGCTCACAAACATATACGCTCCGATAACAGAGCCTTCGTATCTCACAGATACCAGTCGTGTACAGTCTCTGCACACATAGCTGCCGACTGAAGAAACATTATGCGGAATCGTCAGCGAGAGCAATGCTGCACCCCAGAAAGCACCACCACCGATTGTTGTAACGGCATCGGGAATTGTAATGCTGTTCAGTTTTCCGGCTGCACTCGGATATTCATCCGCAGGCATAAATGCACCGCTGCCGATCGAGGTGAGTGATGTCGGGAGAGATACAGATTCCAGATTCAGACAGCGTTCAAAGGCATCCTCACCAACGGTTGTAATGCCTTCGGAAACAACAACTGATCTCACTGTATCGTTCCTGTAGAACGGCGAACGATTGGATTCGAGGTCGTAGTCATACATTGCGCCAGTGCCTTTTACAAGCACCTTTCCGCTGGAATAGAGTGCATAGTACGCATTTTCGCCGCACTGACCAGCGGCAATGATATCGCCAATATCCTCGATCTCCGCTTCCAGCTCTGCCACTCTCGCCGTCAGTTCAGCGACCGTATCGTTATATTCCTGCATCTCCGCCGTGATCTGCGCCATCTGTGCCAGCATTTCCGTCACCTTGCACTTGCCGAGGATACAGCGGCAATATCCGCAGACGTTCCTGTCCTCACGGTAGTCGTACCAGTCACGCTCCGTCAGTTCAGTCGCACCCGGATTCAGGCGCACGGCATACATCAGCAGGCGCACATGGTCAGCGTCCTGCGGGATAGAGGGAAGCTGCGGACTCTCCGCAGGAGTACCGGGAAACAGCTTCAGCGTAACGCTGCGGACTGCTTCCGTGGTATCCAGATAAATGCAAATACCCACATAGCGAGGAAGCGACTCGTCCTGATAAGAACTGAGGTCGATGCTGTATCTCGCATCGTTGATGAAATAGTGACCGTTGATCCATGCTTTTCCTCTGCCGACTGTGACCTTCAGCCCAGAAGATGCGGCTGTCAGCTTGAAACAATCGCCGTAATTGTCCTGAATGCCGTTGCAGATGATACTGCCGAGGTAGTCACAGAAATTCTCCGCAGTGTAGGTGCGGTCAAGTCCTTTTGAATTGAAAAATCCGCTTGAAAAAGCCATAATATCATTCCTTTCTGAATGTCGGTGTCAGGCTTCTGCCGTTCTGGTCAAACGCCTCGATCATGCCGATGAGCTGCACTTTTGGCTGAATCATGCCGAAACGCTTATGCTCGACTGTCACATAATCACCGACGAAATAGTCACGGTTGTAGACATACTGCGTGCTGTCCGCTGCGATCTCCGATTCCGATGCAGTTTTCGGATCGACCAGCTTTTCCGAGCCCCTTGTTTTCAGCAGTGCGATATACTGCTCCTCCGGAATCGGTACAGTCTCACCCTCGACCTGTTCTTCCTCGGAGATGTCCTTCGCATCAACATACAGTTCGTAGCGTTCGAGATAGGTTGGCTCATCAGAAACACAATATGTGGTATTCTTGCGCTCTGCACCCTCGCCGTGACCGTAGATATAGGCGAAATTGCGAGTAACAGCAGAATCTGAAGCATATGAGAAAGACAGCAGATTGCTGTAAGCATCGGAGAAAATGATATGCGGATTGTCCTCCTGCATCAGACTTCGGTCAGTGCCTTCTGCAAGGTCAAGCATCATTTTATAAGTCTCACCAACATCTTTCACAAGTCGGATATTCGCTGTGCCGCCGATCTTTTCGCAGATGGTATACACCCACTCCATAAGATTATCGTAGGATACCTGCAGCGTTGTGGTCTGCTCCCAGCAAGCCCCCGATACAGTGCCGAGTGATAAGCCGGGAATGCGGCGGTTATCATTGAGAAGCGTATTCTGCCGGACGATATCATGCACAATTTCACTATACGCCTTCTGTGCCGTAACATTGTATGTCGGGTGAATGATACGGCGCTCCAGCAAGCACATGAGGAAACGTCCTCGCACTGTCAGGTAGTCGCCGTTCTCTGCATCGGTGTCGATCTGCACCGATTCAATCATGCCGAAATGCTGACTGTCATCATCTCTGCCGACAATGCGCCCGGTCTGAAAAATCGAAATATTCTCCGGGTTGGCTGCAATATACACCTCAAAGCTGCCGCACTGGTAGTATTCAATGTCCCACAAGAGTGAGGAGAAGCTGTCACATACTGCTTCGAGGGTGATCGTCAGACTGTCTGCATCAGCGTCCATTCTGTAAACTTCAATCTGCAT